TGTGCGTGATAGCAAAAATAATAAATCTTGAGAATGCAAATAGGCAAAAGGTTTGTGCTGTCGATGCAAGCACAAATAGCATTGCCTTTGCTATTTTTGATAATAAAAAATTAGATTTTGTAGGAAAAGTAACCTTTGCTGGAAATACAGTTTATGAAAAAATAGGAGACGCCTATGCAAAAACTAGAGCGCTATTTGATCTATACGATATCGATGTTGTTGTTATTGAGCATACTATTTTTATGAATAGCCCAAAAACAGTATCTGATTTAGCATTAATTCAGGGAGCAATATTAGCAGCATTTTGGGAATGTGGAGTTAAAGAAATAGGATCTGTTTCGCCTATAACTTGGCAGAACTACATTGGCAATAAACGATTTAGCAAAGAAGAAAAAATAGATATGAGAAGTAAGACCCCAAATAAATCAGAGTCGTGGTATAAAACACAAGAGCGTGAAATAAGAAAAGAAAAGACTATTAGGTTTATTAACGTTCAATACGACAAAGATATTAGGGATAACGATGTTGCAGATGCTTGCGGGATAGGATACTGGGCAATTAATAATTTAACAAAGGCTTTTAAATGACAAATAGAGAGCCTCTTATTTTTAAAGAAGAAAAAAATAATGTTATATTAACAGTTAAAACCTTGGCTCCAACTAAATGGCTTCTTTTGGATCGGGAAACTGGGCAAGCGTATCAAGGAAACCCAGGAGGGTTTTGGGATAGACTTGATCCAGTAACAAGGGTTGACAAATAATACTATGACTGGTAAACTATATACAAGTGAGACTTGGCTTCGTAAGCGCTATGTTATGGATAAAAAGTCTCCACAGGACATTGCTAAGGAATGTGGAACCAGCGTTGAAACTATTTACGTATACCTTGCAAAATTTGGATTAAGGAAGTCAAAAAGATGAGTAAGGCTAAAAAGATATTATTAACAACAGCAATAGTTACTGCTGTTGGAATCACATATGCCATTTCTACGTTTAAAGATTTACCAGACGTATTTGATTGGGAAGGTGAACCTGATGAAACTTGAGTCAGTATATAAAGATGTGAGAGATTTTAAATGCACTGATTTATATTTACATTCCCTAGGCGCTCCGTCTGGAATTAATATTTGGCAAACCTGTCATTCAATTGCACAAATGCTTATTGAAAAAAATATTGCGTACGGGGACTCCGCTTTAGATCCAGTTAGAATTTTTAGTAAATCAGATCCAGTAGAACAACTACGTGTAAGGATTGATGACAAACTCAGCAGGCTTATGAAAGGAACTGACTATGTTGGTGACAACGACATAGACGATCTAATCGGATATTTAGTATTATTAAAAATAGCCAAGGAAAAAAATGATCAAAATTAAAATGAATCATTTAGTTCTTAACAAATTTAAGAAAGATCTAGATGGGTGGGGACATCTATTTAAAAATCAATCTTTTGTCGATCTAACATTAAATTCTAAAAACTTTAGATGTGAAGAATTTGAAAGCAATCATGAAGGAGAACATTTGCTATTTTCTGGATGCTCAACAACATTTGGAATTGGCCTAGAAGAAGATGAAGTTTGGTCAAAAAAGTTATACAATAGAATAAAAGAAAATAAAAAAGTTTCTGGATATTTTAATTTAGCAATGCCAGGAATCGGATGTTTAGAAATTGTTGCTAATATATTTAAGTATATAGATAAATTTGGCAAACCAGATCAAATTTTTATTTGCCTGCCAGAAATAGGCAGAAATTATATTCCAATCAATGAAGAGACCAGAAAATTCTTAAACTATCCTGGTGATTTTGAGGCTGGATCAGTAAGGCATGGAACTTATACAAAAGACACGGACGAACAATCTTTAGAGGTTCTTAAAATTAACACTTTTCACTATCTGTTATTTTTAGAACTTTATTGTAAATCAAACAACATTAAACTATACATGTTCTCATGGGACTACAATTTTCCAGAAATGGATTTAGAAACACTTTGGTTTTTTCCAAGGACTGATTTTATAGATTTTTTTAAAAAACATGCAGACAGTTTAATTAGAGATAGATTTGCAATAACATCTAGGGATAACGAGCATGTAGGAACATCCTATCATCTTTTTTGGTGTGATCGTCTTTACAATATGAGTATAAGGGAGTACGCAAATGTCAACTGAAGCAGAGTTAGTAGAACATTTAGATCAGGTCAATAAGGTTGTTGAAGAATATCTAAAGGGTAATGATCCAACAAAAATATCAAAAGAATTAGAAATTCCAAGGGTGCGTGTAGTTGCATTAATAAATGAATGGAAAGTGATGGCATCAGCAAATGATGCAATCCGTGCAAGAGCAAAAGAAGCATTGGCATCAATGGATGCTCATTATGGAAAACTAATTACAAAAGCATACGAAGTTATTGATGAAGCAAGCCTTGGCAATAATCTTTCTGCAAAAACTCAAGGGATTAAACTGGTTGTGGATATTGAAAAAGCCAGAATTGAGATGCTTCAAAAGGCGGGACTGCTAGAAAATAAAGAGTTAGCAGAAGAAATGGTAGAAATTGAAAGACGTCAAGAGATTCTTGTAGAAATTTTACGAGACATCGCAAGCGAACATCCAGAGGTAAGAGATAAAATTATGAAACGTTTATCTGACATTGCTAAAGATAATGAGGTGTTAACAATTGTCCACGACGTTCAATGATTTTTTAGAAGTATTAAAAGATAGTGTTTTTGAAGAAAGACCAGTAGATGTAAAGACATTTGTTGAGTCACCAAACTATCTTGGACAGCCACAACTTTCAGAAATACAATATAACATTGTAGAGGCAATGAGCCAAATTTATTATAAAAAAGATCTTGAAGATTTAATGGGGACAAATGATGGAGGTGCCTATTATGACAAATATACAAAAAATGAAATTATATTACAACTTGGCAAGGGTAGCGGAAAAGACTTTACCTCTACAGTAGGATGTGCATATTTAGTATACAAACTCCTATGCCTTAAAGACCCAGCGAGATACTTTGGTAAGCCAGGTGGAGATGCTATTGATATTATTAACGTTGCTATTAATGCTCAACAGGCTAAGAATGTTTTCTTTAAAGGATTTAAAACAAAGATTGAAGGATCACCTTGGTTTGCAGGAAAATTTTATGCAAAAGCAGATAGTATAGAGTTTAATAAGTCCATTACGGTTTATTCTGGACATTCAGAAAGAGAATCGCATGAAGGTTTGAACTTAATACTTGCAGTGCTTGATGAAATTTCTGGTTTTGCATCAGAAGTTGGAACTGGAAATGAACAAGGCAAGACTGCAGAAAATATTTATAAGGCATTTCGTGGATCAGTTGATTCTCGTTTCCCAGATTTAGGCAAAGTTGCATTACTTTCATTCCCTAGATATGTTGGAGACTTTATTTCAAAAAGATATGACGATGTTATTGCAGAAAAAGAAGTAATTGAAAAACATCATAAATTTATTATTAATCCCACTCTGCCTGAAGATCATCCAGATAATACATTTGAAATTACCTGGGACGAAGATTATATAAAGTCTTATAAATTCCCAGGAATTCTTGCATTAAAAAAACCAACGTGGGAAGTAAATCCAACTAGAGATATTGAAGACTTTAAACTTTCATTTTTTACAGACCTTGGTGATGCCATGATGCGCTTTGCCTGTAAACCAACATATTCTTCTGATGCATTCTTTAAACAAAGAGATAAACTAGAAAAATGCATGTCATTAAGAAATCCAGTAGACAGTTCAAGAAGATTTGATTCTTCTTTTCAACCAGATCCAGAAAAAATATATTATATTCATGCTGACCTTGCACAAAAACATGACAAGTGTGCCGTAGCAATTGCACACGTTGATAAATGGGTTAGTCTTCAAGTATTAAAAGATTATGAACAGGTTGCTCCAATTGTTATTGTTGACGCAGTTGCGTGGTGGGAACCAAAAACAGAAGGCCCAGTTAACCTGAGCGATGTAAAAAATTGGATTATTAATCTAAGAAGGCAGGGATTTAACATAGGCTTGGTTTCTTTTGATAGGTGGCAATCATTTGATATTCAAAATGAATTAAAATCTGTCGGAATCAAAACTGAAACAATATCTGTAGGGAAAAAACACTATGAAGATCTAGCAATGCTTGTAGATGAAGAAAGAGTTGCTATGCCCATGATTCCCTTATTGCTAGACGAGATGGGTGAACTTAAGATTATTAATGACAAAAAGGTTGACCACCCACGTAAAAAATCTAAGGACCTTTCTGATGCTGTATGCGGAGCGGTCTTTGGGGCCATTAGTTTTACGCCTAAAAATGTAAATCAAGAAATAGAAGTACATACGTTTAAAGATAGGCCAAAGCAAGTTGACGACCTACCAGACAACGTGATACAATATAAACCTATCCCAGATGACGTAAAAGATTATCTAGATAGATTCAATCTAATATAAAAAGAAATAGGAGAAAAATGAATTCATTCAAAAAGATAGCACTTGTTACCGCTGCAGCGATGGCGAGTACATTTTTTACTGTTATGCCACAAGCATCAGCAGCAGTAAGTAACGGATATGTATTATCTGATTCACTATCTGCAGGGGCTCGTGGGGTCACAGTATTAACAGACACAACTAAGGCAGAATCTGGAGTCAATGCGGTCGTTGTATTAACAACAAGCGACACTTTGGCCTCTACAGCAGACGATAACGTTTCGTTAGAAATCTCTGGTCCTGCTACATTTACTGATTACACAGCAGCAGGGTCAAACCCTACTGGAGTAACACTTACTAATCTAGGTAAGTTGTTTACATTTACAGCAACAACATC